GTCGTTGGGGGCAACGCGTTAAATTCAACGTGTTGATATAAACGTCCTGCAGCATCAATGCCTGGAGTAATAAGCGACATTGTTTCAGTAGAAGGACTTCTATACGAGGTAACCGAGCCTTGTTTATTTATCTCTGCCGTAGTGTTAACAACTTCATAAGCAGCACCGATCAAGCGAACTTGACCAGCACCAAAAGTCGTAGGCCACGCAATAGCAGAAGTACTAGAACCATCAGAAGTTGTCGCGGCTAACCAGTCCTCACCATTAGCACAAGTGAGAACATTATAGCCGGCATATAGGGGCAACAAACTTAATTGTGACCCTTCCTCCGCAACGCCAGTCGGATCAATGGCAGTCTGATAAAAGGCACCAGGTAAGACAGAATCACCATTACCTGGGTCCCAATTCGGAGTAGTAGGAAAGAGAAAGACGTGACAGTCCCAATTAGCATCAGTGCTCAATGGTGTTTTAACATTTGTTGTCTGCGTAACACATTGGACAATGGTGCGGGAACCTTCCACATCAGGAAATCCTTCACAAGTTGCTTCAGTATCATGGAAAGGATCGGTAGCAACTATTAACCAATCTTTTCCATTTTTTGTCATTTGTCTTGAATTTATCAATCGATTAAGATGGGCCATAACCCTTCTCTCAGATCGTGTACTAGTCATATTTTGCGCAAGCTTCATGTTTTTTAAAATCCTCCTCCATCCATTTGGGGACGCTCGAAAACTCATCCCCTTCGACACCAAGCCAATAACTATTAATGACACGATCTCTGCTAGGGACCCCGTGTTCGTGGAGATGATCAGAATAAGGACCATCAATCTCACGAATCGCGTTTACGATTGCATATGAAATTCTTTCAAACAACTCTTCATCATGCCAGGATAAATGCAATAAAGCATACCACTTTCCTAGCGTTTCATCTTCACTCTTCGCTTTAATATCCGAAACCAAAGAGGAATATATTCTTTCCGAATTATAATAGGGTACAAACATTTCGTCAACCATGGCGCATTTAGCACCTAAAAAGCCAACACCAATAGGTCCGGTGCTAACTTTAAATTGACTAGGTTTTATCGTCATTCCAAATAGAGAATAGACGTGTATCCATATCTGTTTGAGTTCATCATCCGTCAGTTGAGTTAACAATGACGCAAGCGAATCATCACCGTAAAGATCGGCAAGAAGATCCAGAACATGACAGATATCTTCATCCTGTAAATGAATACGGAGATAGTCCATTATAATTTGGTGGGCCAAACAATTATCCGAAGTTGTGGTACCGGATCCAGAATTGTTTCCCCAGTTTTTGCGAATTAAGTCTCCGTTAGGTAAGAGGAGAATGGAATTAAGAGTATTTTCTTCCACCCAGTCATAGAATTTCCACAGACTAGGGTGTACATTTTTTAATCCTCTCTTCCTCATTTTCCAAACGTGCTCCAAAAGTACAAGAACAC